TTGGGCCCTTTCAAGCCACGCGGCAAATGTATCACCACTGCATGTCGCGCGGCACTGGCAACTTACAAGGATTAATGCCATGAGCCGTATCATTCTGAGCTCTCTAGACCGGGCGCAGCGGGAAGTTTTGCCGCTCGATCTTGCGCTTTACCATGCCGCCCGGGACTACCCCGGCGGTGCAGCTGCCATCGCCGCCACCACCGGCCGGAATGCGACCACTCTGCAGCACAAACTTTCCCCAACCCACCCTAGCCATACGGTGAACATTCAAGAGTTCGGCGAGATTCTGGAGTTGACCAAGGATCGCCGCATTTTGGATGCGGTGCATGCGTTGGTCGGTGACACGACCTGGCAGGAGCTGGCTGAGGCGTACACCAATGACATGCCCGAGACATTGACCACCGGCATTGCGGATTACTTCCGGCAGGTGGCAGATCTGGCGGATACCTGGGCTAAGAGCATTGGTGACGGTGTCGTTACTGATGAGGAACTCGCCGCGATTCGTCTGCAGGTGTTTCGTGGGATTCAGGGGCTGCTGGGGATGTTCAACCGCGCCACGTATGTCAACCAGACAACGCGGGGTGTTGATCGTGGCTGACATTGCTGACTTTGCTAATGACCTGGTGCAAGAGCGTATCGATCAAGCGCTTGCTGCACGCCTTCTCTCCGCCAAGCCTGCCTTGGCGGCGCATTCGTTTCTGTTTTGCGAAACGTGTGATGACCCGATCTCTGAGGCTCGTCGCTTGGCGCAACCCGGCTGCACGCAGTGCGTTGGGTGCCTTTCTCTCGTGGAATTGAGAGGGGCTCGCCATGCTCGATGAAGTGTTGGGGCAATTCGCGGATTACGGTCTGGAGCCTGCGCAGCCGCTGGTGTTTGGCAAGCTGACCCGGTGCAAAACAGCGCAGGACAAGGGCAAGGAAAAGAACGGCTGGTACATCGTCCACGAGCACCGCACCGAGAAAGGTGAGACGCTGATTTTCGGCGCGTTCGGTGACTGGCGTTCGGGTGAATCGCAGAAGATCAAGGTCAAGGCCGGGCGGATGTCGCCGGAAGAGCGTGAGGTCATGCGCGCTCGGCAGGAAGAGGCAAAGCGCCGGGCTGCCGAGATCGCTGCCAGTGCAGCGCGTCGTGCGGCCAAGCGTGCGGCGGGCATGTTCAAGCGCATGCCGGAGAAGGGCCGGAGCGACTATCTGGATCGTAAGCAGATCGTCGGTATTGGTGTTCGGTATGCGCCGCGCACCGGTGCGTTCCTGGTGCCGATGTGCAACGTGCGCGACGAGATTGTCGGCCTGCAGGTGGTGTACCCAACCAAACAAGAAGACACCGGTCGCGACAAGACGTACTGGCCCTATGGGATGTCGAAGGAGGGCGCCTTTCATCTGATCGGGCCGCATCCGGATCCGGGTGAGCCGGTGCTGGTGTGTGAAGGCTACGCCACCGGCGCTAGCCTGCATATGGCGACGTCGCTGACCGTGTCCATCGCGTTTGACGCCGGTAACCTGCTGGTGGTTTGCAAGGCGATGCGCGAGCGGTTCGCCGGCTGCCCGTTGATCATCTGTCGGGACGATGACTGGAAGACCACGAAGCCGAACGGCGATGCCTGGAACCCTGGTGAGGAGAAGGCTAGCAACGCGGCGCTGATCGTCGGTGGCCAGGTGGTCGCGCCGATCTTTTCCGGTGAGCGGGAGATCAAGTGGACCGACTTCAACGACCTGCATGTTGCCGAAGGTTTGGAGGCTGTGCGCCGTCAGGTGCTGGCCGTGGTCAAGCCGCCGGCCGCTGGTGGCTGGAAGGACATGCTGGCTCGAAGTGAAAGCGGTGCGTTGATTGCGCACATGCAGAACGTCGAGCTGATCCTAGCCAATGATGAACGCTGGGCCGGTGTGATCAGTTACAGCGCGTTCAGTTCGAAGATCGTGAAGCTGCGTGCGGCGCCGTATGGCGGCGGCACGGGCGATTGGGCGGACATCGATGATGTGCGGGTAATGAAGTGGCTCGCGCAGCAGTACAACTTGCGGGTGAAGGCATCGCATGTGATCGAGGCGGTGAGCGTGGTCGCGCATGATCACGCGTTTCATCCGGTGCGGCAGTACCTGCGCAAGCTTGAGTGGGATCGCGTGCCGCGCCTGGAAAGCTGGCTCACGGATGTCATGGGCGTGAATGCTACCGATTACTCGAGCAAGGTCGGTAAGCGCTGGATGTTGTCGGGCGTGGCACGGGTGATGAAGCCGGGCTGCAAGGCTGACTCGGTGATGATTCTTGAGGGTGCGCAGGGCGCCGGTAAGTCCACGGCGATGAGCATCCTCGGCGGCGAATGGTTTATGGATACGCCGTTCGCCCTGGGCGACAAGGATGGCTTTCAGGCGATCCGGGGCAAGTGGATCGTCGAGCTGGGCGAGCTGGACAGCTTCAACAAGGCCGAGAGTACCAAGGCCAAGCAGTTTTTCTCGGCGTCGACCGATACCTACCGCGAGAGCTACGGCCGTCGCACGATGGATGTGCCGCGTCAGTGCGTGTTCGTGGGGACGACGAACCAGGACGAGTACCTGAAGGACGCGACCGGTAACCGACGGTACTGGCCGGTGGCGTGTACCAAGGTGGATTTGGAGCTGTTGCGTTCGATCCGCGATCAGCTCTGGGCTGAAGCAGTGTTCTGTTACGACGCGGGCGACATCTGGTGGGTGACGCTGGATGAAGCGGCGATGTTCGGCGAAGAGCAGGACGAGCGCTTTGTGGTAGACGAGTGGGAAGGGCCGATTCTGACCTGGCTGGAAGAGTCGCAGATTGGCGAGACCACCACCGGCAGCGAAGTGCTGACTAGTGCGTTGAAGTTGGACTTCGGGCATTGGGGCAAGCCGGAGCAGATGCGCGTCGGAGCGATCATGCATCGCTTGGGATGGCGTCGTGTTCGGTTGCCGCCGTTGGTGAAGAGTGGTCAGCGGCCGTGGGCTTATAAGAAGCCAGCAGGGTGGGGCAGTGCTTCGGCGTTGAAGCGGGAACCGATTGAGGAGCCTTGCTTTGATTAAGGAGATCGATTCGCTGCTTCGGTTGTGGGCGCAGGAGCTGCATTCTGAACATTCGAAAGGGGGGCTTGCTGGGGGGAACATGGTTGCCATGATGATGGAGAGCAATGGGCAACTGATCCGTGGGCGGCGGGCCTTTCGTGCGCCGCTGGAGAGTTCCCTCGACATCGAGTTGATCGTGACCAAGCATCTAGCGCCCGAGCTGGTGACGGTTGTGCGGGAACATTACTGCACGCTCGATATTGATATGCGCTTGCGGTACGCGCACTGCGGTTGCGGCCGCGATACGTACTACCAGCGTCTGCATGACGCCCACCTGCAGATCTTCGGCGTGATGATGGGGTTGGCTGCGTGATCCCAGGCGTTCGTCCGGCTGTTGATGTCCCGCTGGCCCGTCTTGTCCCGCTGCATTTTGATGCAGTGGGACAGGTGCTGGCCTTGTCGTTGTTGGGCTGTCCCACCGTCCCGCTACAAAGTGACTCCCGCCCGTGTAAGCGTAGCGGGCAGCAATACGCGCGTTTCACGCGCACGCGTGTTCTTTAAGATTCTTCCTTTACACGAGAAAGGAGAGAGATAAGTAGGACAGTGGGGCAAAGCCCCTGATTTAGGCGCTCTCAGACGTCCCACTTCGATTCTGAATGGTGGGACAGATGGGGCGCCGCCGAAACAGCAGAATGCCGGGGTGGGATATTCGCCGACATTCGCTAGGCGTTCACCCGGTGTTACCCACTTATTCGCCGGGTGGCATTAAACCGGGGTTGCTGCCACCGGAATCGACCTGTAAAAAGTAGTCATCTTCGATAGGTGCGACCGCAGAGAGCGGCAGACACCACACCACCAAACCCGGCCATTGCGCCGGGTTTTTGCGTTTAGGGGTTGGCGATGACAAACGAGCAACAAGCGCTGGCAGAGATGCCGATCTGGTTAGTGATCGTCCTGGCTTTAGTCGGCGGCGTATCGGGGGAGATGTGGCGGGCCGACAAGGATGGGGCGCGGGGCTGGGCGTTGATGCGCCGCCTCGCGCTTCGGTCCGGGGCCTGCATTGTCTGCGGGGTGTCGGCGATGATGTTGATGATCGCCGCTGGCATGTCGATCTGGACGGCGGGCGCCTTGGGTTGCCTGACGGCAATGGCCGGTGCCGATGTGGCCATCGGGTTGTACGAACGCTGGGCCGCCAAACGGCTGGGCGTCTGCGAAGTCCCGCCGGCCGGGGGCGAGCAGGGGTGATGCACCGATCTGGTGCGCCGAAAACCGCCGGGGACCCTAGGGGTATCTGAAGGACACGGGGTCGGAAACCCGCGGGAAAGTGTTAGCGGGAGCGCCCCCAGCTTACTGAAATTCAATCCATTGAAATTTAAAGGTCTGCATTGAAAAGCCGTTGAAAGGAGGGCTTATGACAGAACCAACTTACCTGTCGAAAAGCGCCTTCGCGGCGCGGATCGGCAGGGCGCCGAGCTACATCACCTGGTTGAAGAACAACAACCGCCTGGTGCTGTCGCCGGACGGAAAACTGGTGGACGTGCCGGCCAGCGAAGCGCTGATTCGCGACACCGCTGACCCAAGCAAAGCCGCCGTCGCCGAGCGACACCAACAAGACCGGATTCAGCGCGACGTGTACAGCCAACTGTCCACTTCCGTCGAGCCGACTTCCACGGCTGCGCCGCCGCAGGTGATCACCGGCGACGGCAAGCTGCCCGACTTCCAGAAAGCCCGCGCCCTGCGCGAACACAACATGGCCAAGCTGGCCGAGATTGAGCTGGGCAAAGCCCAGGGCGCACTGGTCTCCAAGGAAGCGGTCGAGACCGGTGCCTACAACGCCGGCCGTTTGCTGCGCGACCAGTTGTTCGGCCCGTTGCCGCAACTGTCCCACGATCTCGCGGCTATGACCGATCCCTGGCTGATCGAAAAACACCTGACGGCCACCTTCCGTCGAACGCTGGAAGAAGCCGAGCGCCTCTCTTCAGCCGACCTTGAACACGCCATGACAACGGACTGAACCCATGCACACGGAATTTCCTGACGGTGCAGAGGTGTACCGTGAGGCATATTTCCGTGGACTGCGCCCCGACCCAGATCTCTGGATCGATCAATGGGCCGACGAGTACATGCGGATCCCGCGAGACACCGGTGCCCCCGAGCCCGGCCAGTACCGCACCTCACGGACACCTTACGCCCGCGAGCCAATGCGTTGCCTGTCGCCGGCTCATCCCTGCAGGCGCGTGGTCACCATGGTGGCCTCGCAGTTGATGAAAACCCAGATCGCATTGAACTGGATGGGCGGCCTGATCCACATGGCGCCGTCGAACATCCTGGCGCTGCTGCCCAGCCTCGGCCTGTCCAAGCGCGTATCGGGGCGGATCAGCAAGACTATCAAGGCCACCCCTGTTCTGCGCGAACGTGTCGCGGCCACCCGTTCGCGGGATGCGCGCAACACGATGGACACCAAGGAATTCGAGGGGGGGGCGCTGTACGTCACCACCGCCGGTTCTGCGGCCAACCTATCGGAGCTGTCGGCACGCTACATCTACGGCGACGAAGTTGACCGTTGGGAGAATGATGTCGGCCAGGAGGGTGATCCCATCAAGCTGGCCGAGACGCGGGCGACCAACTTCGGTCGCAATGCCAAGATCTATTTCTCCAGCTCGCCGACGATCAAGGGCGCCTCGCGAATCGCCGACCTGTTCGATTCCAGTGACCAGCGTTACTACTACGTGCCATGTCCCACCTGCGGCCATATGCAGGTGCTGGAATGGGAACGCCTGCTCTACAGCAAGGACTACAGCACCGTGCATTACCAGTGCGCAGGCCCTGAATGCGATGTGCTGATCGAGGAACACCACAAGAGCGACATGCTTGCTCGAGGTGAATGGCGTGCCCATGGCAGCGGCGACGGCAAGACCGTCGGCTTCCATCTCAACTCCCTCTACTCGCCGACCGGCTGGATGGACTGGGCCTCGCTCGCCGAAGAATTCGAGGACGCCAAAAAAGCCCAGGCCCAAGGCGACACGAGCTTGATGCAGGTGTTCTACAACACCCGTCTGGCCAAGGTCTGGGACAGTGCGCTCGAACAGACCAAAGCGGAAGTGCTGATCGCCCGGGCGCGGCAGGAGACCTACACCCTCGGCGCGATGCCGGCCGGTGTGCTGATGCTGACCGGTGCCGTCGACGTCCAGGCCAACCGCCTGGAAATGATGGTGATGGGCTTCGGCGTCGGCATGGAGCGCTGGGTGGTCGATCACCAGGTCATCTGGGGCGATCCAGCCGACGAGCGCACCTGGTCCGTACTGGACGAAAAACTCAAGGCTCGCTACCGGCATCCTTGCGGCGTCGGCTTGGGCATCCTTGCCGTTGGCGTCGACTCCGGCGGTCACCACACCGACGAGGTCTATCAGTTCTGCCGTGTACGTCGTTGGCGCAACGTTTTCGCCATCAAAGGCGCAAGCAAGCCGGGCAGGCCGGTCATCGCACAGCGCCCATCCCTGGTCGACGTGACCTGGAAAGGCCAGACCGAACGCAACGGCGCCGAGCTCTGGTTCGTCGGCACCGACACGGCAAAGGACTGGATCTACAACCGCTATCCGTTCCCGGACGGCCCGGGATCGCTGCACTTTGCCAATGACCTGCCGGACGAGTTCTTTGCCCAGTGCGTCGCCGAGCGCAAGGTCGTGCGCTACGTGCGCGGCCACAAACGCATCGAATGGGTCAAGGGTAAGGCCGAGCGTAACGAAGCGCTCGACCTGATGGTGTACTGCCTGGCCATGGCCCATTACCTCGGCATCAACCGCTACCAGGAACACGACTGGGACCGGGTGCGTCAGGCACTGGCCCAGTCTGGTCTGTTCGACGATGCCCTCGGCATCAAGCCAGTTCAGGGGGCGCGCGTCGACGACGGGGAAACGCCTGAGCCTGCTGCTGTACGACAGGCTCAAGCCGCGCCACCACCACCTGCCGCGCCGGTCGTGCAGACACGCCCAGCCGCACCCCCTCAACGCCGCAGTTCCACCAGCGGTTATCTGAAGAGACGCTGATATGTCCTTTACTCAAAAACATCTCGATGTCATCGAGCGCGCCATCGCACGCGGTGAAAAGACCGTGCGTTACAGCGACCGAACGGTGGAATACCGCGACGTCGACGAACTGCTCCGCGCTCGTGAAGAAATCCGCAGCTCGCTTATCAGTGCTGCCCCTCCGCGCTCGCGGGTCGTGCGGATCAGTCACGGAGGCAAGGGGATCTGATGTCTCGACAATTTCCGGCACTGACGCGTAGCGGATTTTTGCTGCCATCGAACATCAAGGCCAGCTACGAAGGCGCCGGAGAGGGCCGTCGTTCGGCCAGTTGGGATGCTTCCGATAACGGCATCAACAGCATCAACACCCCGGCACTACGCAACCTGCGAGCCCGGTCGCGGGCAGCGGTACGCAATGACCCGTATGCGGCCAACGCGATCAACAAGCGCGTCAGCAACCTGATCGGCACCGGCATCACACCGCGCCCGAAGGTCAAGGACGAAGAACTGCGCACGCTGCTGCAAGAACTATGGGACGACTGGGCCGACGAGTCGGATGCGGACGGCCTTTGTGACTTCTATGGGCAGCAGGCGCTGGTGGCTCGCACGGTCGAAACGGCGGGTGAGTGCTTTGTCCGGTTGCGTCCGCGCGGTCTCGACGAAGGCCTGGTCGTGCCACTGCAACTGCAGACCCTGGCACCGGAATTTGTTCCGCACGACAAATTCGAAACCACCCGCGACGGCAACATCATCCGCGCCGGGATCGAGTTCAACCCGGCCGGCAAGCGCGTAGCCTACTGGATGTATCGCTCGCACCCGCGAGACGCGTCGTCGCTCAACAGCGGCTACAACCAGCTGGTGCGTGTACCGTCCAGCCAGGTGCTGCACATCTTCGAACCGTTGGAACCGGGTCAGTTGCGCGGTGTGCCGCGCATGTCGCCGGTTCTCAAGCGGCTGCGCAGCCTGGACAACTACGACGACGCGGTGCTGTTCCGGCAGGAGGTCTCCAACCTGTTTGCCGGCTTCATCAAGCGCCCATCGCCGGACATGGGGCAGGTTCCTCGCGACCCGGTCACCGGCCAGTTGATCACCGCCGACCGCGACGGCTTCACGCCGATGGTCGCGCTGGAGCCTGGCACCATGCAGGAGCTGGGAGCCGGTGAGGAGGTCGAGTTCTCCAATCCACCGGACGCCGGCAACAACTACCCGGACTTCATGCGTCAGCAACTGATGGCCGCAGCAGCCGGCACCGACACGCCTTACGAGATCCTCACCGGTGACATGAAAGGCATCAACGACCGGGCGCTGCGAGTGGTGCTGAACGAGTTCCGACGCCGCCTCGAACAGCTGCAATTCAACGTCTACATCCACCAGCTCTGCCGGCCGGTACGCGCCGCGTGGCTGGACATGGCCGTGCTGGCTGGGGTGATTGACCTACCGGACTACGCCAGTCGCCGCCGCGAATTTCTGCGCACTCGCTGGGTGCCGCAAGGCTGGGCCTACATCCAACCAGTACAGGACGTGCAAGCGCGAATGCTGGAGGTCAATGCCGGATTCGCCTCGCGCAGTGAGATGTGCCTGCGCACTGGCTACGACGCCGAAGCCGTCGATGCGGAGAACGCGGCCGACGCCCAACGTGCCCGCAAGCTGGGCCTCAATTACCGAACGCTCGTCGAGGTCGATACTCACCCTGACGACCAGGAGAAACCATGAAACCGCCGTTCCCACTACGGATCTTCAACAAACTGGACGGGCAACCGCCCATGCAAGACAAACACTGGTACAGCCTCCGGGCCAGCGGTGAAGCAGAACAAAGCACTATCGAGGTGTACGTCTACGGTGAGATCGGCACTTGGGGCATCACCGCCAATCAGTTTGTGCGCGATCTCGCCGAGCTGGATGACGGTACATCACCGATTGTTGTGGCGTTCAACAGCATCGGCGGCGACCTGTTCGACGGTCTTGCCATTAATAACGCCCTAAAGCGTTTGGGCGAACGCTGCACCGGCCGCGTCGATGCCTTGGCTGCCAGTGCCGCGAGCGTTGCAGTTTGCGGCGCTCATCGCGTGGTAATCGCGGAAAACGCCGCACTGATGATCCACAATCCCTGGACGTATGCCTCGGGTGATGCCGAGGACATGCGCAAGGTCGCGACCGCGCTGGATCAAGCGCTGGAACTCATCATCACGGCCTACAAGGCCAAGGCTCCGAACATCGACGAAGTCGAGCTGCGGCGTCTGGTCAATGCAGAGACCTGGCTGACGGCCCGCGAAGCGGTGGCCCTCGGGTTGGCCGACGAGGTCGGCGACGGTGTACAGATCAAAGCGTGCCTGGGGCAGGGCACGGTGATGCAGAAGTACCAGCACACTCCCCAGGCGTTGCTGGATCTGCTCAACGAACCCGCGAAGCCGACCGAACCTGTGATCGACGATCCTGAACCAACGGAGCCAGGTGCGGATGCAGCGGCGCTGGCTCTGCTGATCAGCAAGTCTTGTAACCAGGGCGGAATGAGCAACCTCATCGAGCCACTGCTGGCCACCACCAAGTTGGTCGATGAGGCGACGGTGAAGGCCGCCATCACTCAGGCCAAATCGATCCGCGATCTGTGCGTGGCCGCCCGGTTGCCAGAGTTCGCGGTGGAGTTTGTGCAGGCCGGACTGGATGCCAGCGCCGTGCGTGCGCGGCTCTTCGACAAAGTCGTGGGCAAAGGCGGGGGCTTCGAGATCGACAACAGCTTGCCGCAGAACGAAGACCCGCCGCTCAAAATTCAAGCCAAACAACCCGATCCGTCCTCGATCTGGGCGGCCCGTCAGGCCGCACAGTCCCCAACCTCGAAAGGAGCAAGACCATGACCTCCAAACTGGAACCGATGCACGCAGGCGAATTCCTGCTGTCCGAGGGCGCCGGCAACATCTCCCGCGAAGCGATCAACGTCGCGGCAGGCCCGGCGCTGGAGCCCGGACAGATCCTCGGACTGGTAACTGCGAGCAGCGAATTCGCCCCGTACAGCCCGACTGCAGAAGACGGCACGGAAAACGCTGTTGCCATTCTCTACGGCCCGCTCGGTGAGTCCGATGTCGTGCGGCGCGGTCGCGCGGTGGTGCGGCTGGCCGAGGTCAGCGAAGCCCATCTGACCGGCCTGGATCTGGCCGCCGAGAAGGCCCTCGCCACTCATTTCGTGATCGTCCGTTAAGTCGATCCCTCACTTATATACATCCCGCTGAGTGCGGGATTTTTCGTTTCTGGAGAATACTCATGGCCGATATCGCCATTTTTGAAGACGATGCTTTCAGCGTCCCCTCGCTGACCGCTGCGATCAACGAGCAGGAATACCTGCCGGGCCGCATCAGCAGCCTTGGCCTGTTCCGCGAGGAAGGCACCACCACCCTGACCGTGCAGATCGAGAAAGACGGTGACACCCTGGCACTGGTCCCAGCAGGGGAGCGCGGCACCTCTGGTCTGGTGGTCGGCGCAAGCAAGCGGACGCTGATCCCCTTCAATACTGTGCACCTGCCGGAACGCTTCACCATCAAGGCCGACGAGATTCAAGGTATCCGCGCGTTCGGAACGCGCACTGAGCTTCAGTCTGTACAGGATGTGGTCAACAAGCGTCTGGCAAAGGCGCGGCGGCAGTTGGACGCCACCCACGAATTTCAGCGCATGGGCGCATTGAACGGCCAGGTGTTGGATGCCGATGGTAAGACGGTGCTGTTGGACATCTACAAATCCTTTGGCGTCAACCGCCAGAAAATGTCGATGGGCCTGAACAATCTCGATACGAATGTGCGCGAGCGTGCCGGCGAAGCGTTGGACATGCAGGAAGATGCCCTGGGCAGCGTGACTAGCTCCGGCTCGCGCGCATTCTGCGGCAAAAACTTCTGGAGCAAACTGATCTCCCACAAATCGGTCACAGACACCTATCTGAATACTCTGCAGGCTGCCGCATTACGTGGTGATGCGCGAGAAAGCTTTGAATTCGGCGGGATTGTCTGGGAGCGCTATCGCGGCAAAGTTGCGGGCGTTTCGTTCGTCCACGATGACAAGGCGCTGCTGGTGCCGGAAGGCGTGCCTGATCTTTACATCTCCACCTTCGCACCGGCCGACTACATGGAAACGGTCAACACCGAAGGTTTGCCTTATTACAGCAAGCTCGAACCTCTGCCATTCAACAAGGGCGTGGCCGGTGAGGCCCAGTCCAACCCGCTGCACCTGTGCACTCGTCCTCGTGCACAGGTTCTTCTGGAGCTCTGATCATGTCTTTTCGCGAGTTGCTGGAGGACATCGATGACACGGTGTTCGAAACGCTCGGCGACAAGGCCCGGATCGAGGGCTGCGACGAACCGGTGCTGGGCATGTTCGCCGCGCCGTGGATGCAACCCAAGATGGGCAGCCTCAAAACGGCGTTGCGTGAGCCGAAGTTCGAGATCCGCGTCCGTGATTCGCACGGACTGAAAAGGGGATTGCTGGTCAGCGTGGATCTGCCGGAGCTGGACGGTGGCGGCGACTACGACCTGCTGCAGCTGGAACCGGGCGGTGACGGACTTGTCGCCTTGATCCTGAGGAAACGGCCATGAGCGTGGGCAGCTACTTCAAACCCTCGACCGGCGGTGGGATGATCTCCTTGCAGACTTCGGCGGCAGACCTGAAAGCCTTTCAGGATTTCGCCGCCCTGGTGCCCAAGGCCGCTGCTGCTGCACAGCGGCGAGCCATCAACAAAACCCTGCGATGGCTCGCTACGCAAATTGCCCGCGCCGTTGGCCGACAGGAGCGCATTGCGGTGGCTGCTGTGCGGCAGCGGCTGCGAGCTTACCCGGTCAGCGGTGGCGCGAACAGCGGCAAGCTTTGGTTCGGCCTCAACGCCATGGAGGCCAGCCGCATCGGTCGTCCTCGGCAGAGTCGGTCCGGTGTGTCGGTGGCCGGTCGGCGCTTTCAGGGGGCGTTCTTCAAGAAGGTCTACGGCAACAGTGCGGATGTCTGGATCCGCACAGCCAGCAAGCATTTCGACGCCAGTGACTACCCCGACAGCGATGTCAGCGGGGCAGGCGGGGCCAGTTCGGGTTGGATCGCCGAACACGGCAGCCGCTTTCCACTGGCGAAAGCCAAGGTGTCGCTGGAGCAGGCACGGCCACATTTCGAGAGCTGGATCCGCAAGGCCGACGAACAGTTGCTGCACGTCCTGCAGCAGGAACTCAACTTTGAGTTGCAGAAGCATCTGAGGGGGAAATGACGTGACGGATCAAGTCGACGAGCCGTTCAGTCTTGAGCAGTTGTATCACGCCATTGAGCGGCGCATTCAGGATCACTTCCCGAGTCTGCAGGCCGTGACCATGTGGCCGAATGACCTGGATCGCCTACCGTTGCCGGCGGTGCTGATTGAGCTGGCCGAGATGGAGCCGGGACTTGACCCGGGAACGGGCGAAACTGGTTTGGCCTATAAGTTCGAGGCGCGGGTCATCACTGATCCTATCCAGCCGGATCACCATCAGCAGGCGGTGTTTCTGGCCGGCCACCTTGCCGCACTGCTGCGCATGCAGAGCTGGGGTGTGCGGGTCGAACCGGCCGAGTTCGTGCAGGCCATACCGGACTGGACTAAGCCCGAGTTGGACGGCTACACCGTCTGGGTGGTGGAGTGGACACAGCAGATTTACCTCGGTGACGCCGAATGGCCATGGCCGGATCAGCCACCGGGCACCCTGATGCTGAACATCGAACCGGGCGATGGTCCGTTCCGTCCGGAGGACGTGCCATGAGTGCCAGTTACGTCGCGGCGCAGCATGACCGCATGCTCGCCGGATTGGTCAAGGACTGCTATGTGGTCGCAGTCGACCTTACCTCATCACCACCGGCCTGCCGCGTGTCGGACGGTGAATGGGTCAGCGGCTGGGTGCGCTGGCACAGCGTCGCTGCAGGCAAGGCGCGTCACTGGCGAGCGCCGAGCCTGAACGAGCAGGGCACCCTGATCAGTGCTAGCGGTGACGTGGCACAGGGCACATTCATTCCTGGCCTGTATGGTAACGGTGGCCCGCCACCGGACAACCGCGACCACGTCGAAGTCTGGCATTTCGAGGATGGCGGGCGTCTGGTCTACGACTGGCAGGACAGCATTTACAGCATCACCCTGCCGACCGGCACGGTCACCATCAAGGTCGGGGCGACCCAGGCCGAGGTAACCGACAACGCTGTCACCGTGAAGTCGGGAACGATCGAACTCGAAGGGAAAGTGAACATCAAGGGACCGGTCAATATCGACGGGCCACTGCACGCCACGCAGAACATCACCAGCGACGGCGCAATCCTGGACACTACCGGCAACACTGCCAACCACAAACATTGATCACCCCATCCACCCAGCCCGCCGTGCGCGGGCTTTTTCATGCCTGGAGATATTTATGACTAAGGCCAAACCTGAAGTCGAGGCGATTGTGGATGCCCAGCCAGTATCAGGGCTTGTCCCTGTTGCTCAGGGATTCCCCGGACAAACCTCTGACCAGTTTATCAAGTTCCGCGACACCCTCTACAGCTCACGCACGGTGATCCTTCCGGACGGTCGCATGCTTCCCGTGATCAAGAGCCTGGTCTCGGTCGAGGCGGGCGATGACATCGCGCTGAAGTGTCTCAAGGCCCACCCTGAATACGAGCAGCTCAAGGAGTAAACCCGATGATCGGAATGGATCGCCACACCGGGCAGCCCATCTCCGGTATCGAGCATTTACGTCAGTCGGTTGGGGACATCCTCGGCACACCGCTGCTGAGCCGTCGCGAACGGCCGGAGTACGGCAGCAAGCTACGGCGCATGGTCGACCTGCCCATCAACGAAGGCTGGAAAAGCGCGGCGCAGGCTGAGGCTGTGCGGGCGCTCAACCAATGGGAGCCACGGCTCAAGCTTGAGCGCGTCGTGGTGGTCTCCGTCCTGGGCGGTCAAATCAATTTCAAGATCAGCGGCGAGTACCTCGGTGAACGCGGCACGTTGGAGGTGTGGGTATGAGTACCCTGGTAGATCTGTCGGAGCTGCCGGCGCCGGACGTGCTGGAGCCGCTGGATTTCGAAGATACGTACAGCGAAGCGCTCGGCGTGTTTCGTGGGCACATGGGGCAGAACTGGACGGCCTCGCTGGAGAGCGATCCGGTGACCAAGCTGCTGGAGGTCGGCAGCTACATCAAGCTCGGCAATCGGGCGAGAGTCAACGACGCGGCGAAGGCCCAGTTGTTGGCCTATGCCACCGGCACTGATCTGGATCACCTGGCCGCCAACGTCAACCTCAAACGCTTGGTTATCCAGGCGGCGGACCCGTTGGCCGTGCCGCCGGTGGAGGCGGTGATGGAGTCCCACGATGCGCTGCGTGAACGGGTGCAGCTGGCCTACGAAGGACTGACCACAGCCGGGCCGCGCAACAGCTACATCCTCCATGCTCGGAACGCCTCGGCGCTGGTGGCCGATGCGACGGCCGAAAGTCCGGCGCCGGCCTGCGTCGACGTCACGGTGCTGGGACTGGAAGGCGACGGGACGGCCGGGCCGGAGTTGCTGGCCTTGGTCGCGGCGGCCGTGAATGACGATGACGTGCGCCCTGTCGGTGACCGCGTCACCGTGCGCGGCACCGAGATCCTGCGTTATCGCGTGGATGCCGTTCTGCACATGAAGGGCAGCGGCCCGGAGAACGACGCCGCGCTCACGGAGGCGATCCGTCGGTTGGAGGCCTGGATCAATCCTCGGCGCCGCCTGGGCGTCGAGGTGGCTCGGTCCGGTGTCGATGCGCAGCTGCATGTCGCCGGCGTCGGGCGGGTCGAGCTCAAGGATTGGCAGGATTTGAAACCCACCAAGGCACAGGCCGCTTACTGCACGGGTTACACCGTCGTACTGGGAGGTTAAATGCGCAGTCTCTTGCCGCTCAACAGCACTCCATTGGAACGGGGTATCGAAGCGACCTTCGCTGAGACCACGTTGATTCCGTTACGCACGCTGTACAACCCCGACACCTGTCCCGTGCATTTGCTGCCACACCTGGCTTGGGCCTGGTCCGTCGACCGCTGGGATCCGGCGTGGCCGGAGCCGGTCAAGCGCGCCGCGATCAAGGCATCGTTCTATATCCACAAGCACAAGGGCACCATCGGCGCGCTGCGCCGGGTGGTCGAACCGCTTGGCTACCTGATTGAGGTGCTGGAATGGTGGCAGACCAAGCCGGAGGGCGTGCCGGGCACCTTCGCGCTAAAGGTTGGTGTCCTCGACACAGGCATCACCGAGGAAATGTACCTCGAGCTGGAACGCTTGATCGATGACGCCAAGCCGGTCAGTCGGCAGCTCACCGGGCTGGCTATCAGCCTTGAAACTCAAGGTCATCTGAACATTGCAGCGTCCCTCTACGAAGGCGACGAGATCGACGTGTACCCACCAGTGATGCGTGACATCGAAGTCACGGGCAGCTTCGGCGTGGTTGGGCGCGAACACACCATAGACACTCTGGACATCTATCCATGACTGATGCGAATACGCAGTTTTTCGCCATTCTCACAAAGGTGGGGATGGCCAAACAGGCGAATGCCGACGCGCTCGGCATACCCTGGAAAATCACCGAAATGGGCGTGGGTGATGCCAACAACGTCGACCCAGTCATTCCCTCGGAGGGCCAGACCAGGCTGATCAACGAGTGGCGGCGCAAGCCGCTCAATCGACTTTTACTCGACCCGGTCAACCCGGCAGTGCTGATTGCCGAGCAGGTCATCCCGGCGGACGAGGGCGGGCGGTGGATTCGCGAGATCGGCCTGTACGACGCCGATGGCGACCTGGTCGCGGTGGCCAACTGCGCGCCGAGCTTCAAGCCCCTGCTGTCGCAAGGCTCGGGCCGGACGCAGATCGTGCGGATGAATTTTATTGTCAGCAACACGGGCAATATTCAGCTCAAGATTGATCCGGCCGTGGTGCTGGCTACCCGGGCCTTCGTCGACGCGGCAATTCTGGAGGTGCTGCCGTTAAACAAGGAGGCCGGCACCTATACCAAGGTCACGATCAACGCGCGCGGCATTGTGCAAAGCGGCTCCAGTCCCACCACGCTGGCCGGTTATGGCATCACCGACGCGTTGACCACTTCGGGCGGTGACGTTGCCGGCAATATCCGCATGCTTAACGGCAGCAGTCTTGATGTCATCGCCGTCGCCGTGCCGTCTTGGGAGGGGGGCGTTCACGCGCGAAGCAATGCCGGTGCTTGCCCTGTTCTGGGCGGGCTGGGTGCATGGGGTAATAACAACGCGCTCAACTGCATCTACATGGGATTGGGCCAGACACCGTGGGCCTCCGGTACGGGTAACGGAGTGCGCGTCACGTCGACCGGGGTCTATGTCGAGGGCGTGCTGTATGGCAACGGTGGCGGCCTCTCGGCCCTGAACTGGTCAACGCTAGTCGCCACGCCGACCTCGCTGGCCGGCTACGGTGTGTCCTTCGCGAGTCAGGTCGAAGCGGAAACCGGTGCGGACACCAACAAGCCCATGAGCGCGTTGCGGGTGTTCCAGGCGATCAACGCCAAGGTGGTACAGGCCACTGAAAGCATATTGGGGCTCGTGCGCATCGCAAGCCAATTGGCAGTCAACACGGGGACGGACGACAGCACGGCCGTGAGCCCCAAAAAACTGCGCGCCGGCGTTTCGATGATGATCGGCGATAATGGTTATGTCGCGCTACCGACGTGGCTGGGCGGCTTCATTCTGCAATGGGGCGTACTGACCGATATCCCACAGGCGTCCGCCACGGTGGGCGCTATAGGGCCTGTACGTGACGTATCGTTTCCGATGGTCTTTCCCACGGCGGCGTTGCGCGCTTTTGCGAACATGGATTATTCGACCATGAGCACCACGTCGGCCTTTGCACCTGGTGCGGTCATCATGTCCAAGTCGGTGCTGAGGCTGCAGAACAACTACACGGCATCGCCGGGACGAATCTCCTGGTGGGCCATCGGATACTGAGGGGGCGGTAATGTCCGTTTTTTACCACGCGCTAAGTCGCAGTTTCTTCAACACGGCTACGCACTCTGCCAAAAGTATTCCGGCAGATGCGGTGGAGATTTCCCCGGCGCTGCACGCGCAGTTATTGGCAGGGGAATATGCCGGGAAGGTCATCCAGCTGGATAAAAATGGCCAGCCCGAACTGGTGGAGGCGGTGGCCGACCCTGGCACTGAGCTGGCCCGTGAACGGGCGTGGCGTGATGCTGAAATTGAAAGCATCAAGTGGCTGCGTGAGCGTCACCGGGATGAGTTGGAGTTCGTCAGCAAGACCACGTTGGACAGTGAGCAATACAAGGAGCTGATGACGTACCTGCAGCAGCTGCGAGACTGGCCGGTGACGGAGGGTTTCCCCGATGCCGCTGCCCGACCTGTGCGCCCCCTGTGGATTGCCGACCAAACACCATAGACGCCCCGCAATGACGGGGCGTTTTCTTTTCCACCCTTAAAAACTCTCAGAGCCTCGCGATGCGGGGCTTTTTCGTTTCTGGAGATTGACCTCTATGAGTTTCTTTCACGGCGTCACGACTACTTCAGTCGATACTGGCGCACGCACCATCTCGTTGCCGTCCTCGTCGATCATCGGCCTGTGCGACACCTTCACTCCCGGCCTAGTCGGCGGCGGTACAGCTAAAGCCGGTGAACTCAAACTGATCACCACCGAGCGTGAAGCCATTGCCGCCTTCGGCGCGGGGGCTGCGATCACGAAAGCCTGCCAGGCGATCTACACCAAGGCCAAGGCGGTGATCGTCGCCATCGGTGTGCCGAAGATGGACGACCCGGCGCTGCAGACCTCGGCGATCATCGGTGGCGTTCTGGTCTCAGGTCAGCGTACCGGGCTGCAGGCGCTGCTCGATGGCAAGAGCCTGTTTAACGCACAGCCGCGACTGCTGATCGCACCAGGTCACTCGGCTACTCAAGCGATAGCCACGGCGATGGATGCCCTCGCGCAAAAGCTGCGGGCCATCGCCATCATCGATGGGCCGTGCACCACCGATGAGGCCGCCATGGCCTACGCCGACAACTTCGGCAGCCGCAACCTGTTCATGGTCGACCCTGGCGTGCAGTTCTGGGACACCGATGCCAGCAAGACCGTTGATGCGCCGGGATCGGCGTGGACTGCCGGTCTGTTCGCCTGGACGGATGCCACCTACGGCTTCTGGGCCTCGCCTTCGAACAAGGAGTTCACTGGCATCACCGGTACCACTCGCGCGGTCGAGTACCTGGACGGCGACGAAACCTGCCGAGCTAACCTGCTCAACAACGCGAACATCACCACGATCATTCGCGACGACGGCTACCGGCTGTGGGGCAACCGCACCCTGTCGAGCGATCCGAAATGGGCGTTCGTCACCCGCGTGCGCACGCTGTTCATCCTCATGGACGCGGTGCAGGCCGGCCACAAGTGGGCGGTCGACCGCTCAATCACCAAGACCTACGTCAAGGACGTTACCGACGGCCTGGAAGCGTTCATGCGCGACCTGAAAAATCAGGGCGCGGTGATCAACTTCGAAGTGTTCGCCGATGAAGAGCTGAACACGGCCAGTCAGATCGAGCAGGGCAAGGTGTACTGGCGAATTCGCTTTACCGACGTACCGCCGGCCGAGAACCCAAATTTCCTCTTCGAAGTCACCAACCAATGGATGACCGAAGTGCTTGAAGCCGCCTAAGGAGGCCACCCGATGAAGCCTGAAGTTTTGTCCAACTGCGCGGCGTTTATCGACGGCGTAAGTTTTGCCGGCGATGTGCCGAGCGTTACCTTGCCCAAGGTCGTGCTGAAAACCGAAACCTATCGTGGCGGTGGCATGGCCGGTGAGATCGAGATCCCGGTCGGTGTCGAAAAACTCGAGTCCGGATTCACCACCAATGGCGTGCGTCGTGAGGCGTTGAAGTGGTTCGGACTGTCCGACCGAACCGCCTGCAATGCCGTATTTCGCGGCACGTTCAAGGGCCTCCAGGGCAAGGTCACCCCGGTGATCGTCACCATGCGTGGCGGTCTGAAAGAGGTCGACATGGGCGACTGGAAGGCCGGTGAAAAAGCCGAGACCAAACACTCAATGGCATTGACCTACTACAAGCTCGAAGTCGGCGGTCGATTGATTTACGAGATCGACATGGTCGGCATGGTGCTGGTTATCGACGGCGTCGACCAGCTCGCAGACGAACGTTCCGCCCTAGGCCTTTAAGGAAAAAAACATGAAGCAAGACATGCAATCGACTACTGAATCGCCCCTGCCTAAATGGCTGCAACTGTCCGACGACGGTTTTCGCATCACCCTCAAATACCCGACTGAATTGTCCGGTGTGACCGTCGACACGCTGATGATGCGCGCGCCCTGCGTGCGGGATGTTCGGGCGGCACAAGCGTCGTCCAACGGTGACGCGGAGCAACGTGAAATGTCGCTGTTCGCTTCGCTGACCCAGACCCCCGAAGCAGATCTGATGGGACTGAAAATGGTCGACTACCTGCGCCTGCAGGCGGGCTATTTTCGCCTGGTCACGGACGAGTAAATGCGACGGCTCGACGTTGAAGCTGCTGGCCAAACGTATGGCCAAAGAGACCGGGTTCTCGGCGGCTGAAATTACGGCCATGCCCTTCAACGAACTGGTGTGGTGGCTCTCCGACTGAGCCACCGCTCAACTCTTTCCGACGTATAAGGCATGCTCATGGCGAAGAACCTCGCGCTCGGCTTTGTCATTGGCGGCGCCGTCGATCCGACGGTAGGCAAAGCGTTCAAGGACGTCGAAAGCAAGGTCAAACATCTGGACTCGGTGGGCAATAAAGCCCGAGTCCTGCAGAACACCATCGGCGACACCATGCGTTTGCGTGATGAATGGCGCAAGGCGCACATGACCGGTGCCGCAGGTGCAGACAAGCTGCTGAGCAAATACGAAAAGAACCTCGAACTGCTGAAGAAACAGGGCGTCGAGGTGGGGCGATTGAGCAAAGCTTACGCCACCATGGGCCGCGTGGCCGCCGGTGCCGAACTCAAAGCACTCGGGCATCGACAGATCGAGGAAGGTCGGTCTGGTCTGAAAAGCACCCTCGGTCAGGCCGGTGCGCTGACCGCCGCCGCAGCCATTCCGACCAAGGTCAGTGCCGATTACGGCGCGATCATTCGTGACATCGCGATCAAGGCCAACATTGCCAACTCACCGGAAGAAGCGCAGTTGTCCAAGACGGTGATCGACACGTCGCGCGATACCGGCATGGCACGCAATCAGGTGGCCGAGGTGGTCAACGCCCTGGTTGGTGCCGGCATGGAACTGGACAAGGCGCTGGCTTATGCCCCGACGGCGGCAAAGTTTGCCATCGGCCAAGGATCGGAAGGCACCGAAACGGCCAAGATGATCAACGCCCTGGGACAGAACGCCAAGATCACTGATCCCAAGGTAATGGAAAAGGCGTTGGAAGCCATCGCCTATCAGGGCCAGGCAGGTAGCTTCGAAGCGGTCGACATGGCCAAGTGGTTCCCTGAGCTGCTGGCCGGCATGGGCAAGTTGGGCATCACCGGCATGGACTCGGTAACGCAGCTCGGCGCGATGCTTCAGGTGCAGATGAAGACCGCCGGCGGTTCGGACGAAGCCGCGAACAACCTCAAAAACTGGATGGAAAAAATCGGGTCCGGCGAGACGGTCGAGGCCTACAAAAAGGCCGGTATCGACTACAAGGGGTCGATGCAGACGGGCTTGCAAAACGGCATGTCGACATTGGAGTCCAGTTTCGCCCTGGCCCAGAAATACATCCAAGCCACCGATCCGAAGCGAGCCGCCGAGATGGCCAAGGCCACGGCGGCGATCAGCAAAGAGGCCGATCCCGAGAAAGCCAAGGCCATGATGAAGTCGCTGGAGGAGGCTTTGCGCACCGGTGACCTGTTCGCTGACATGCAGGTGAAAGCAGCCTTGACCGCGTACATGCAGAACAAGGATCTGTACAACCAGCTGAAAAAGGACTCGGCCGGAGCCACCGGGATCCTCGACAAGAACTTGGCTGAACGCCGGCAGACGTCTGCGCAGAAGTGGTCCGAGATGGCCCAGTCCATGGACGACGCCATGCGCAGTATCGGCGATGCGATCCGACCGGTCACCGACGCCGTGGCCGACGGCATCAACAACGTCAGCCGCAAGCTGTCGGTTTTTGCCGATGAGTTTCCACGGGTCACGCTGGGCATTGGTACGGCCGTCGCTGGACTGGTGGCGTTGAAGGGCGCCGTCAGCGCGTTCAAGGTCGGAAAGGGCCTGATGAACCTTGGGCGTGGCACCTTGATGGGCAACCCGAATATTCCGCAAAAGGTGATCGTCACCAACCTGCCAGGGGCTGGGGGTGGGCTGGATGTCGGCGATATGAACGGCGGGGAGGGCAAGAAGAGCAAAGGTGGTAAGGGTGGCGGCAGTAGAGGTGGTGGGCGGGGTGGCCAAATCACCGAAGGCATGAAAGGTCCGGTGATCTTCGCGGCCATCGACGCCGGTTTCAAGGCCTACGACACCTACCAGAATGCCGAGACTCAGGACGAAAAGGCTGAAGGCTACGGGCAAGCGGCCGGCAGTCTAGCGGGCACTTTGGCCGGTGCGGCTGCCGGGGCTGCTATCGGCACGGCGGTACCGATCATTGGCAACATCGTCGGTGGAGCGATTGGAGGGTATATCGGTTATATGGGAGGCGATGCGGCCGGCGGGTTTTTGGGCAAAAAATTGTTCGGCACCGACGAGTCGCTCAAGCGCGTTCCGGACGCAGGCCCCTTGATGATGGCCAACGCTGGAAAAAACCTGCCGCCGGTGATGGGCGACATTGCCAAGTCTTTCGAGCCCAAGCCAGCCTCTGGTCCATTGGCTCCTGCAGCGATGGGCGATGTAGCCCGGTCGTTGGCGGCGCCCGCCAGTGCCCCGGTTCCGCCGGCACTGCTGGCCGCACCAACGCCTGTCGCCAGATCTGAGGCGCCGAAGATGGAACAACGGGTCGAGATCTCGGCACCGCTACACATCACCGTGCAGGGCGATGCCAAGGATCCGGCGCAGATGGCGCGGGAGCTGCAGCCCTTCATCGCGCAGCAAATGCAGCAGGCCACACAGCAGCTGCAGAACCGCCAACTGTACGACCAACCGGATGTGTAAGGAGGACTGATGGCCTACATGGAGCAACTGCAGTCAGGGCTCAAGCAACTGGCAGCAGCAGGGGAGACCGGCCGGCGCAGCCTCGATGGCATGATGGGGCCGATCAACGGTGCGATTAGCGAGATCAGCGGTGCGGCCTCGGAGCTGGAAGGCATTCCATTTGTCGGTCCGGCAATTGGGGAAAAGCTGCAGCGCGTGATGCGCGGGGTGAATGCCGCCCAGGCCAAGGTTGGGCAGGTGGTGGCCACCTACAACAAAGCCACGCGAGCCGTGTCCCAGATCGATGAGCGCATGGGCCAACTGAAGGAACAGGCTGCCCGGGCGTCGACCGCGATCAACAAGATCGCCGGCAAGGTCAGCCCGTCGCTGGGGAACATCCTGCCGACCGGATCGATGGCCGGGGACGCGACGCCGGTACCGGAAGCGGTGAAGCCGTTCCCGCACCTGCTGATCGTGCAGCCGCTGGATCCCAAGGCGGTGCCGTATTACTTCAACCTGGATACCGCCGCCTTCGACGAGCTGCGGCGCTCGACCGAGTACCGCTGGGCTTCGCAGGAACGCCTGACCCGGCGACCGGCGCAACAGGCGGTGGGCATCGGTGAAGAAAAAATCACCCTTAAGGGCGCGATCTTTCCGGGGTTCAAGGGCGGCATCAAACAACTGGACACCCTGCGCAGCCTCGGCGCTCAGCAGCTGCCGCTGACGCTGACCACCGGCTATGGCGACGTGCTCGGCACCTGGTGCTTGAAGAGCGTCGATGAAGAACAGAACGCGCTGCTGCAGGGCGGTATCCCGCGCAAGCAGGCGTTTACACTGGAGTTCGTGCGTTATGGCGATGACTTGCAGAACGTCTGACGGGGATCTGCTCGATACCTTGTGTTACCACGCCTATGGGCATCTCAGCGGAACGGTCGAGGCCGTTCTCGATACCAATCAAGGATTGGCCGAGGAGCCGCAACCTTATCGCGCTGGAATCGTGATCCTCTTCCCAGATTTGCTCCAACCAACGGAGGAGGGGATAGCGCTGTGGGATTGATGAACTACAGTCACCGCGTAACGCCCGCTGCTCCTTTAGCTTCATCCCCTTCAAAGCCCGCCTTGCGCGGGTTTTTTTATGGAAAAAATAAATGACTCCCGCCTTTCGCGTGGTCGCCGACGGCGCCGACATCACCCAGCGAATCAATGACCGCCTCCTGCAGCTGAAAACCACAGATAAACCCGGTATGGAGTCCGACGAGTTCGAACTGCGCATCGACGACCGTGACGGCGCGGTGGTGCTGCCTCCACGCGGAGCCAGTATCGAGATTTACCTGGGCTACGCAGAAACCAAACTGACCCGCATCGGCCGTTACGTCGTTGACGAGATCGAACTATCTGGTCCGCCGGACACGTTGGTGATCACTGGCAAGGCCAGCGACATGCGCGGCAGTGGCAAGACCACTCGCAGCGGCAGCTGGGAAAACGTGCTGTTGTCGCGGATCGTAGCCGACGTCGCCGCTCGCAATGGCTGGCAGGCGGTCTGCCCAATTCAGACTAAGGTGCCGCGTGCGGATCAACTCAACGAGTCGGACTTCAATTTCATCACGCGCCTGGCCAAGCAATACGACTGCACAGCCAAGGTGGCCGACGGCAAGCTGCTGGTGATGCCGCGTCAGGGCGGAGAGAGCGCGTCGGGCAAGGCGCTCGGCGTGGTGACAATCCGCCGCCCAGACGTTAGCCGCTTCCAGTTCAGACTCGGTGACCGCAACACCCACAAAGCCGTGTCGACCAAGCATCAGGACAAGAAGACCGGCAAGCTCGCCGTGGTCACTCTCGACAATGATGAATCCCCGGACGGCCTGCCGCCGGTGCACACCGACCGGCACATCTACCCGAACAAGTCAGCCGCCGAAGCGGCAGCTCAGGCGCGTCTCACCGCGTTCAACCGCTCGACGGCCGGCGTTCGGCTGGAGATGGCAGGCCGCATCGACCTGTTTGCCGAACGATCAATCAACGCCCAAGGCTTCAAGGTCGGGCTCGACGGCGAATACCTGGTCGACTCGGTGGAGCAGGTGTTCACTCAGGCCGGCTGGAGCACGACGGTCGAGTGCAATGGCGGCAAGAAGGGCAAGGCGAAAGCCAAAGGCAAGAAAAAGCCGGCGAAGGATCTGAAGGTTGTTCAGATCAAACAGTAGTGCCGAAGACCCACAACCGAGGAGAACCCAATGTCACTGACAGAGCAACAGCTGCAACGCATCATGCCCAACGCCCGCCGCCAAGCGGGCGTTTTTGTTTCTGCGCTCAATGCGGCGATGGTCCGCCGGCAGATCCACACACCGCAACGGCAGGCGGCGTTTCTCGCCCAGGTCGGACACGAATCCGGCGAACTGAATTACGTGCGTGAGCTTGGCGGCGACCAGTACTTGAGCAAGTACGACACTGGCACTCTGGCCGCGCGGCTGGGCAACACGCCCGAGGCCGACGGCGATGGCCAGCGCTACCGTGGTCGTGGGCTGATTCAGATCACCGGCCACAACAACTATCTGCGCTGCAGCTTGGCGCTGTTCGGCGACGAGCGTTTGCTGCGCACGCCGGAGCTGCTGGAGCTGCCGCAGTGGGCCGCCGAGTCGGCCGCGTGGTTCTGGTGGGTTCGTGGGCTGAATGCTCTGGCGGATCAGGGCGCGTTCGAGGAGATCACCCGCAAGATCAACGGCGGCCTGAATGGTCTGCAGGAGCGCCTGCAGTTGTGGGAGCGGGCGAGGGCGGTGTTATGCGCCTAGGCGAAATGATCCCGGTGCCGTATCGGCTGTTTGGCAAAGTGGTGCTGCTGACCACTCTGGTCGGCGGATCCGCTGCTATCACCTGGCAAGTGCAGGATTGGCGCTACGGCAAACAACTCGCCGAACAGGCCCGCCTCCACACTGAAACCCTCAATCAACTGGCCCTGGCCTCGGCCGCGCAGCAGCGTGCCGAACAAAACAAACGCCTCGCGCTCGAGCAGCGCCTGGCTACCAGTGAACAAACCCATTACCGAGCCTTGAGCGATGTCCAACGTGATCAGGATCGCCTGCGCGATCGCCTTGCCACTGCTGATCTGCGCCTGTCAGTCCTCCTCGATGCCACCACCGGCAACGGATCGATGCCAACCGCCACCACCACCGGCAGCGTGGCTCATGGCACCACAAGAGCCGAACTTGACCCAGCGCATGCTCAACGAATTATCGGTGTCACCAACGACGGCGACCGGGGGCTGATTGCCCTCGCGGCCTGTCAGGCATACGCCAAAGAAGTATCAACACCGAAGTGAAAAAGAGCGGCCGGTCCGGATGCGTCAACATTCAGAACGGCCGCCGTCCCTGCAGATGGTCCCTGCAAGTCCAGCCAAGGCTCTTGCTCCGTGCACAAAGCGCGGCGAGCCTAGCACCTGTTTATCCATACAGTAAAGGTCTTGCTTTCATGTCTACACCCATCATTCCTTGGATGGGCGGCAAACGCCGCCTGGCCGACCGCCTCATTCCGCTTTTTCCGCCGCACGAATGCTACGTCGAAGTCTTTGCCGGCGGTGCCGCGCTGTACTTCATGAAGCCGCAACCATCGCCCGTCGAAGTTCTCAATGACATCAACGGCGACCTGGTCACGCTTTACCGTGTCGTGCAGAACCACCTCGAAGAGTTTGTGCGCCAGTTCAAATGGGCGCTCAGCTCGCGGCAGGTGTTCGAGTGGCAGAAAATGACCCGCCCCGAAACCCTCACCGACATCCAGCGCGCCGCCCGATTCTTCTACCTGCAGCACCACGCCTTCGCCGGCAAGGTCTCGGGGCAGACGTTCGGTACGGCGACCACCGCCCCGGCCATCAACCTGCTACGCATCGAGGAAAACCTCTCGGCCGCATGGCAGCGCCTGTCCGGCACCTACGTCGAAAACCTCCCCTGGTTTGAATGCGCGGAACGCTACGACCGTGCCCACACCTTCCACTATATGGATCCGCCTTACTGGCAGACCGCCGGCTACGGCGTGGACTTTCCGTTCGAGAACTACGAACGGATGGCTGACTTCATGCGCCGCTGCAAAGGCAAAGTGATGGTCAGCATCAATGACCACCCGGACATCCGCCGCGTGTTTGCGGGCTTCCACTTCGAAACCCTGGACATTCGCTACACCACGACCAACCAGCGGCAGGGGAAGGCTGAAGTCAGTGGCGAGCTCGTAATAATGAACTGGGAACCGGTAGCGTTGGGAGGGTTGTTCTGACGGTTGCCGGTAATCATTTCCCTACTTCCTACCTACCCGTCTATCCGAAATTTCGTATAGAAATTGACCGAGAGCCGCTCTGAACGTTAACTGTATATTCGTACAGTATCGGAAGTCGTGCGTCATGAGCTTTTCAATCCTAGGCCCTATTGTTGTGGGCGGTCGGAAATTACCTCTTTGTCTTTTTCGGGTGCCGGCAGGTTTTCCTTCGCCGGCAGCGGATCACATCGAAACCCACATCTCACTCGACGAAGTGCTCAACATTCGGGCCCCGCATGTTTACTTGGTGAAAATTGCCGGAGAGAGCATGCAGGGGGCAGGAATCTTTGACGGCGATTTGGCGGTAGTGGATCGTTCACTGGAGCCGGCTCACGGGCATATTGTTGTTGCGCTGCTTAACAATGATCCGCTTTGCAAGCGGCTGTGCATCCGTGGAAAGGAGGTGATCCTCCTGTCCGAAAATCCCAAGTATCCACCGCGCTACGTGCTGGAAGGCGATGAGCTCGCGATCTGGGGCGTGATCATTGGTAGCGTGCGCAGTCATGTCTAAGCGGGTGCCGGTGTTCGGCCTGATCGATTGCAACAGTTTCTACGCCAGCTGCGAGCGAGTGTTCCGTCCTGACCTGGCAAAGGTCCCCATCGTTGTCTTATCGAATAATGACGGCTGCGTCATCGCCCGCAGCTACGACGCCAAGCCATACGTGAAAATGGGCGAGCCGTACTTCCAGATCAAACACAAGCTTAAGCAGCACGGCATCGTCCCGTTCTCCTCGAACTACGCGCTTTACGGTGACATGAGTGAACGCGTCATGACGCTGATTGAGTCCATGGTGCCCGCAGTCGAGGTCTATAGCATCGATGAAGCCTTTGTCGAACTCACCGGCATCAATGATTTGGACGGCCTCGGTCGACAGATTCGGAGTCAGGTGCTGAGGTGCGCTGGCATTCCGGTGGGGGTGGGAATCGCTCACACCAAAACCTTGGCCAAGCTCGCCAATCATACCGCCAAGCGCCTGCAGGCGCAGACGGGCGGTGTCGTCAATATTTGTGACCCCACTAAGCGTGACTGGGTACTTCGCAACACCGATGTTTCAGAGGTGTGGGGCGTAGGGCGTCGAATGAAAGCGCACCTGGATACCATGGGAATCAAAAGTGCGATGGATTTGGCAAAAGCCGACCCTTGGACTTTGCGCAAAAACTTCAGTGTGGTGATCGAAAAGACGGCGCGAGAACTGGCCGGCACTCCCTGTCTGGAACTCGACGAGCCCGATCCTCCGAAGCAAGAGATCTGCTGCAGTCGAATGTTCGGCACCCGGCTGACGGAGCTGGCACCGATCAAGGAGGCGGTGGCCACGTACATGATGCGAGCCTCAGAAAAGCTCAGGGCGCAAAACTCGCTGTGCAAGAAAGTGCGCGTGAGTATTCGCACCGGAATGTTCAAACCGGAGGAGGCGAAGTACGCCAATGGTGTGGTGATCGATATGCCTTACCCCACGGATGACGTCCGGCTACTGACCAAGGCTGCAGTCGATGCGCTGGATCGGGTATATCGCCCTGGTTTCAAGTACAGCAAGGCGGAGGTGTTGCTGATGAACCTGTGTCGGCCAGGTGAATACACGGACGATCTGTTTGCGGCTTCTCAACCGACTGAATCTACCAAGGTCATGGCCGTACTGGATCAGATCAACGAGCGGTGGGGAAGGGGGACGCTGCGAGCGGCGAGCGTCCCTAGCAAGCCAGAGTGGGCCATGCGGCGCGAAATGATGAGTCAGAGCTTCACGACTCGATTGGACCAGTTATGGACGATCAACTGTAGGTAGTAAATCGTCCGCTATCGGCCAGAAGCGGTCAGTCTGCCTCTCCCCAGCATGGAAAGCACTAAGCTCATATGGTCACGGCTACTCCCGTCGACCGAGAATGATACTGACCGTCAACGACGCTCCAAGGAGCGGCATTGACGGTCTATGCGCCGAATTTTAGGACTGCTTGGACAAACCGTGTGATTTTACCGAACTGTTGTACCTGGAATTCATGGCATGACTGCATAGTACGAAGGTTGACGAAGTGCTCCTCTTACTTCCGATTCGCGCACCAATAAATACAGTAACTATCTATTTATTGCTTTAGGGTAGACGCTTCTTTCCAGATCGGGTCTTCGGAAAGAGTCAGCTCAGAGCGAATTTTATTCATTCGGTCTGTATACCTACGAATAGGTTTATATACCCAGCCGTCATCTCCCTTTGCCCTGTCTATAAGGCCCTCTCGCAAAAGCATTTTGATAATAGAGTCCACTAGTTTTGGGCTGAATTTTTGGCCGTAACCACCCTTTAATAGTGATGCTTCTTCTCTTCCACCACCAGGCTGGAAAAAAATCTTATGAATTATAGAAAGAAACAATTTTTGTGCTGGAGGTAGAACGCTCTCTTTGATTCTTGAAGCATTGGAAATTCGCTCATAGTTAAAGGCCTCAGTATTTGTAACCCAGGCAGGGAGGCCTTGTGAATCTGAAACCCCAAGTGCGTGTGAAACGATGCACCCATCAATCACCACGCCATCTTGTACTGTTATTGGTGTTGCCCCAAGAAATAAATGTTCAATTTCGGAGTCCTTGATCACCAAGTTTTTTATTATTCGAGCACTAAAGTTTAACACTGGGAAAACTGAGCCAGACAGCTGGAGAGACTGAAAGTCTAATGGATCTCCACCAAAAATTGTTAGAATTGAAACTATCTCGCCAAGCTTTTTTGTGTTTCGGCTATTACCATTTTTCCTTATATAAGAAAAACAATGTTGCTCCAAGTCGAAGACTTTAATTGTTTGTGCGGCATGAAATGCCCCAAGGTGGCGGAGTGATTGGCACCATTGAACTTGATCGTGTATGTCCTTCATGTTAATAACGTCTACTACAAGCGCTTCCGCACGAAGGATGTCAAGAACATTAAGATCAAGAAAATGTCGGTCAGGAGACTCTGGTTCTATCCTGCCGAGAGTACACATTCTTGAAAGAAGTTGGCGACCACTTTGGTCTGGAACTGATCCTACTACCGCTTGGTATGCTGTATCAATATCACTGGGGGAAAGACGGCCATTGGCTGTGACGGAGTAGCGGGTAACGGACGCTAATCTGTGAAGAATCGCGTGAATGGTTTGAGGGGCAATCGAACCGCCCACTCCGCTAGACTCACGTCTACATACTGCGTGAATAAAGGTGCCCCAGAATTCGTACTCACCATGCTGGCGATTTAAAATAACGCTAACGTCTGCTGGGTCTAGTTCAACGAGGAGCTGGAAAACTAATGGCTTCCGCGGTAACCACTCAGGCACAAGGGACTTAATGCCGATTGCGTGTAGGTATTTATTCCCTTCATCTTCTGAGAACTCTTCCGGTGCCTCAATGCACTCCGTATTAGACCCATCGGATAAACCAAGGCTTTCTAGCATTTCCTCGCTACTATCGAAAAAATGAGATCGACCGGTTATTAGTATCCCCGTTTTTCCACGAGTAATTAAGTCGCGAACGCCTTGTACTGCTCTTCGTCGAAGGCTTTTTCTGTCTTCGACTCTCGCGTCATGAACTTGAGTACCGATCTCGTCAAACCCGTCCAACAGGAGGATGAGTTTTCCAGAGTTGAGGAGTCGAATAACATTGTCTATAGAACTGCCGATGCCGATAATACCGAGGTGTCCTGCTATAACTTCTAACGCGCTTGAACTGCTCCAGTGATCTCGTAGGTTTATTGCCAGCGGGTAAGCGCCTGATTCTCTTGTTTGATTTCTAAGTAACTCATACACCTCACGTACACACCGGCTTTTACCAGTCCCATAATCTCCGGTAAGTACAATGTTTTGACCACGCTGCAAACATGCGGCAATATTTTCTACCGTGTATTTTTTTGAGCCATCTATTTCAGAGTAACGAACATGAATGAATTCGCGAGGATCATTTGCACCTGTTTTGGAATCTACCGCACTTCCAAAAGGCGATCTTTTTCGCAAAGTGTCGTAGGAAGCGAAATCAAAAAAATCTTTACTAAACTCATCGGCCGAACACACCTTTATATGGCTGCTTTTGCCGGCTTCAATCATACTAAGGGTAGGCTCACCTTCTAATATGATGTAAGCTCGGCAGATTATACCCTCAACCGCGAGCCTGATTTTCGTAGGTTTTATCTTGTTGAGGTCATCACGCACCTTCTGAAGGGTTCTTTCAGTAGTGACTTCTATGATGATAACTTCATCATCGGAAATCCGAATAACACTGTCAAAATCAACCCCGTCAATATGCTCTGCTTTGCAAGGTGCCCCCCACTTTAAGGAGGCAATCGCGCGAACGTATTCTTCTAAGTTCTTCCATGTAGCAGACATATCTCAGCACCTGCGGACAGATAAATTGTATTAGTTCATATGCCTTGCGTGAGGCAATCACTATGTTTAATGTTGTGGGTGTTGATCTCGCAAAATTTACTTCCGACGGCGAAGCTGACCAACTTTCAATGACATTGTGTTCAAAGGTTCTGTAAAGTCCATTTTCCTGCTCCGTTGCACGTTCACCCGATCGGGTTCGTAGAGGCGTAACGCTACTATGCCTTCATCCAATTCTCATACTGGTGTTTTATCCACGCTGGATGCATGACTAGGTGAGTGAAATCTGGTTTGTCCGCTCGGGCTTTTTAACCCTCTGGTTTTCCACCACATCCAGATGACTGTTTTTGGCTGGTAGCGGGCGATTCACTCAGCCAAAACCGATCCTTCGAAATCGTCTACGCAAGTAGGACCGAGTCAATCGGGGTGTGACGAGCTACAAACCCAGTCAACATATTGAGGTGCATGGCCCTCTCTCTGCCTCGTACACTCCCCCAGCCTCAACCACTTATGCAATGATTTCTTCCCATGACCAGCTAATGGAGGCGAATCTTCGATCAAGCATCAGCTGTGGGTCTACAACGCTGATTAGCTCGTGGCGACTGTGCAGGCCGAATACATGCGCGCCTAGCAATAAACGGGAATAGGTGCTCGTTAGCCCATGCAAGCATGGGCTAATGACGCTTCCGCAGTGAGGGGAATTGGAAAAAATTTCATGCTAATCCGTAGAGGAAAACGCCTGCACCGCGACTTGAATTACTCCGCACCACTTTGGCGTGAAATACTTGGCCGCGTGCGGCTCATCAATGCGCTGTTGATTTATCTGTTGCTCTTCAGTGTGGACAATCGCCGAGCAAATTAGTAGCATTCAAAAAATTTGCCTTTTACTTTAAATTAAATCGCAAAATCAAGATGGAGAGTTATATGTCTGTTTATTGCGTAGCGTACGATCTGAATAATCCGGGGCAAAACTACAGCGAGCTTTATCGAGAGCTTAGGAACTCTTCGGGATTCTGGCACGAACTTGAATCTATATGGCTAATTTCCACCTTTGAAAATGCTCAACAGCTTTCGAATCGACTCTTAAAGCACATTGATCAAAATGACCGCCTTTTAGTTTTAAACGTCAATAGAGACTTTCAAGGATGGTTACCTAATGACGCTTGGACTTGGCTCAACAATCACATTACATGATTCGCATAAAAATTAAAAAAATAATTGGCGTTAAAGATTTTCAGACCACTACTTATTGTGCTAAATTCATGGTGATTAGTTGAAAAAAATATTCGAAAGTTTTTTAGTACCCAGTACTGACTCCCTCAAAAGCGCCTGGTCGTCCTCCAATACTATCTTTGTATTTGACACCAATGTCTTTCTTAACCTTTACGGCTATGAAGATCAAACTCGAATAGATTTCTTTAACACAGCACTCAAGCTAAAAGAAAAGATTTGGATTCCGCACCATGTAGGCCTTGAGTATCATAGGAACCGATTAAAAGTCATTAAGAATGAGAAAAAGGTATTCCGTGATATCAATGCATTCTTAGATAAAATCAACACCTCCATCAATAGCGAACTAAACAAGCTAGGGCTTTCAAAAAAATTCCCCGAAATAAATAACCACCTCCAAGAGCTTGCTGCCAATATCAAGTTACATATAGATACTACAAAAAATAAAATTTCGCCTTGGGACATAAAACAAGCGGACGTACGCTCTAACGATAACATCTTGGAAAGTTTGGATGAGCTCACTCATGACCGAATTGGTTCGCCTCCAGAAAACCAAGAATGGCTAGACAATCTTTACGAAGAAGGTAAAGTTCGTTACGCAGAAAAAACTCCTCCAGGCTTTGAGGATAGAACTAAAGGAGATAGCGAAAAGGAAGCTCCTACGTTCACGCATGGCCAGTTGAAATATGAGCGAGCATTCGGTGACCTAATTATCTGGAAACAGCTACTATCTAAAGCTGCATCAGTGGAAGTCAAACGTGTAATCTTTATCACCGATGACGCAAAAAAAGACTGGTGGAGCATTATTGATTCCGCTGGCGAGAAGATAATTGGTCCTCATGAAAGTTTAAAAAGCGAAATTTGTCGCATGTCTAATATCGAATTATTTCACATGTATAGTACTTCGGACTTTCTTAGGGATGGCAAACTATTTCTCAATGCCGAAATTTTAGATAGTTCGATTAGCGACGCGTACGAAAAAAGCGAGCATACAATTGAAGAAGAGGATGATAACGATCAAGATAGCCCTTCATCGGACTATACTGACGAACTGAGGGATAAGATTCTTCAAATGATCAGGAAAACTGCGCGTTCGTATGAGGTCAACTCAAATCAAAAATCTTCCGTTAATAGTGCTTTTCCCACAGCCAAGATTAACACACACAACAATAGTTATTCCTCGTATCACAAAAGATTTCTACAGCACAAACTTTCAAGAAGTGTGCCTGAGCGCGAATCCACTTCTGATGAAGCTGTCAAGCAGAAAGATGCGCAACAATTTGACGACCTTCGCGCTCCCACTTCAAGTCGCTCTGCATCACAGTCAGATTTGAATCAACACAACTCCAACAAACCAATGAACACAAATTTACCACCGAGCCTAGATGTTACAGATGATGAATTGGATAGTGACGAGCCGAAGACGCCATTGTCGTGATAATATCGAGTTATACTTGCCGTATCAAATTTTCAGATTGTAAATAATCACGAGAACCAGTGGAGTACATCGACGGATATTGCGTCCAGCTTTGTACTGGTTTAAAGATATCTCGTTTTTATTATAATTCGCTATTCTGAGTCGAAGGTAGCCTCCTGACCAATTTCTGCCTCGAATTAGTCATTGAATCGACCATAGATTCGCAGATTCCTTCAAGCTGCTGTCTCTGGCCAGGAGCGGCTGCTATTGGCCGAAAGCTGCCGCTCACGGAGTGCCGATTTTGGCCGATTGCTGCCTGCAAAGGCGATATTAGGATTGCCGTATCCGCATAATCGCATCTGTGATCGCTTTTGCATTTGTGTCTAAGGTCTCCATAGCCATCACAGCGTTATCTGCAACCACTGCCGCGCCACTGGCTGCAAGCCAAACGGCAACCTCCTCGATTGCCGCCGCCAGTGCATGCTGGTTGTGCAGGAGCAACGTCAGGGCGTCAGCAGTGGCGATATTAGAAGCTGAGTTATTTGGCATGCGATCCATCCTGGAAATGAGGTGTTCGCGAAGCCTAGCTCATGCGGCCGCAGCAGAGAGGCACTTAGATACCGCATGCTTAAAAATTGCTACAACGCGCAGATGATTTGAGACTTCAGCCAATCAGTTGGGGGGGAGGCGGGCTACTGCATCCAATCCATCATCGGCGCGACGGAGAAACGGCGGGAGAGTGGGGCGGGTGTGGCGGAGATTGGGGGCATTGGGGGTACGGAATCGGTGTGGCTGGGAGGTGGGGGAGTTTATCAGGAATGGGGAGGTGGGGCTTGGGGGCTATGAGTGGTGTGCTGACGGGAATGCAGCTTGTTAAAAGGGTGCTACCAGTAACTCAGGCCCCATTTCTCCAAGCTATGCTCGTCAGAGATACGAAGAATCCTGGACAAAAAATCGGAAATGACGCCTGTTGTCATTTTCGCCGAACGAAGCGTGGTCTATTGTGCTGGGAACACCCACGAGATGTTGGAGTGATTTTTCCCTACAATGCGCGCTCAATTTCATCTTCCCTTACGCGAGCATGCAGATTTTAGGAATGGTTGATCTTCATTTTCATGAGCTTCGGCACGCCGGGGATGATCGGACGTTTGAAATGGGTGGGATATTCCTCGTGTAGCAGCCTCTGGGGGAGCGACTGGAACTTAATGTGAAGCTATACGCACCTTCGTGGACGCAGAGATGGGTACGCTGGTCGTCAGCATCTGACTGGTAAGTTTTGAAGTTTTTTACTAACGATGACATCGTTAATCGGATTAAAAATATGTTGGGTTTCAAAGAGATAGCTAAAATTTTTTCTAGTCACCACATTAACTCGGTTTCGGAAGGCGATTTTTCTCTTGTCACTCAAGTGGCTAAGTGCTATCAAGACAGCTTTGATGATGTTTTCACCGTAGGCAGTGTTTTTGATTTTTGCTACAGCTTATTGTGTAAGAAGTATCGTAATGAGTACTACTATAAGAATGCTATCGCAAAAAAAATTCTCGTTGGTAGGCACTCGGTTAGTAGTTCCACAATGTTTACTGAGTTTCGAGTTGGTGCAAGTAAAGCGGACTGTGTGATCGTTAATGGTATTTCAACATGTTACGAAATTAAAACTGACTACGATAATCTAGGGCGGCTGAGATCTCAGGTTGATTCGTATCTGAAGATCTTTGATAAGGTTAATGTGGTTGTTTCTGAAAAATATCTAAATGCGGTCTTTCATGCCGTTCCAGAGGCAGTCGGAGTGATACTTCTGAATAAGAGAGGGTCTTTTCGAGAGGTGAGGTCAGCGCAGCTTATAAATGGGCCGATTGATATTGGGGTTTTGATGCGCTCCCTTCGACGTAAAGAATATGTGAGCCTTGTCGAGTCTTTGTTTGGTGTTGCGCCCGATGTAAGTAATACTGAGATTTTCCGTGAGTGTGAACGGTTGTTGGCTTCTGCGACCAATGAGAGGGTTCGTACGGAATTTAGAAAAGTGATTAGGCGCACGAGAGCTTTGGATAAGGATTTTATATTGTCCTTGCCCACTTCTTTATTCGTGGCCGGCGTTGAGTCTGGTTTGACTCGAAAGGCTCGAGTCTGTCTTGTGGAAAACATGAGTTCCATTCTGAGTAAGGAAGCTGTATGTACTACCCAATTCTCAAGGGCAAACAATTTGAACTAGCCGCGCTGAAGGAACTTGTTGGGCATATACCCGTGGGTGCTGTGTGTCCAATTTTGGAGCCGGTTAATTTAAGTCTCGGCCCTCTAGCGATAACTATCTCTGAATTAACAGCTGCAGGCATAACTTCGTGGGTGGTAATTAATCCATCTCAAGGCGAGTTTTCGAGCGTATCGGGATCGAATATCACAGCGTCGCTAATCGCACACCTCGCAACAGTTGGTAATGGCACTGGCGCATTCGTCCCATGTGTAAAAGTGCGCGATTCAACTGACGTATCGGCTATAGCGTTATTAAGAAATTTGACTACCCCTTTCGTCGCTTACGTTGAAGGTATCATTACTCCAGCTCTTACTCTGGATTTAATGCGAGCCTCTGTTGTGGCACTGAATCCGGATAAAACTGACCATTCGGTTTGGGGGAGTCTTCCTGCCGTAGTTCTTTTTCATGATGGTTTCGACAAGAAAGCAAGAAATTTAGACTATGGCGCGGAGTCATTTTATTCTAACTGTCACGTCCAATATAGATTGCGTCCGAATGCTATCGGTTTCGGTGACTATACGATTCTTGGAGAGCGCTTTTCGGAAGGTGGTGGTCCAGCATTTGTCGTTACCTTGCATTTGTCTTATCTGGATCCTTCTAGAATGAAACAAATGTATGTCCGCCATTTTTCGTCGTACTCTGATAATGACAGCCAGAGTGACCCTGGTGGTAAGTTTCGTGAAGCATTAGATTTGCTGATTGCTCATGTCACAGCTAATCCTACGAATTTCGTTAATACAGCGGGGTTGCAAGATTTCATTACCCTCTATGGGACGCGCCATTATCCAGGGCTTGGGGTTGTGAAGAAAATATCAATTAAACATCATATTCAAACCCTGTCAGGTTGGTGATTTTTTGTGAGTGCATGCACTCGTATGCCATTTCTAAATAGAAAGTGGGGAAAATTTATTTATCATTATTTGCGATAAATGAATCTGTCCCGTTTTTTCGCAATTTCATGGAGATGTATGAATACGCCTTTGATTTCCGAGATAGTAGTTGAAAAGCTATTTGGTATGTATACCTACCGGCTGCCAGAAGAAGGTGCGCTTAGCAATGCTGCGATCTTGTATGGCGATAATGGTGTTGGGAAAAGTACCATTTTGCGTTTAGCTTTTCACTTGTTGTCAGCAGCTGAGAATAGAGGGCACAGAAATGCATTGTTCGATGCACCATTTGAAAGCTTGGAAGTTAGGCTAAGTAGCGGGATTATTCTTTCGGCGAGGCGATCACCGGTTGAGGATTTAGAATTAGGGGAGGATGTTGAAAGAAGCTTAATTCTGAGTATCAAGCAGAAAAAAAAGACAATAGTAGAATGGGATTTTATTCCAAAGGGGCGGATTCGTGAATCGGAGATGTATTATTCCCATGATATGCAATATTTTAGGCGAGCCAAAGACGGCACAATTCACTTGGTTTCACGCCCGAAAGATGTGATAGGTGCAAACAGCAAGTCTAAGCAGTTTATATTGGGCGATACAAAGGTCGGGGAGGCGACTTATTTAGAGGTTCTTAAAAAAGTCGCACCGACTATGTTTATCCTTAACGCAGATAGACGCTTGGATTGCGATCTGGTATCCGATCCTAGTGATGAAGTTGAAATTCGCAAAGTGATGAGATATGAAGAGCCTAAAAGGATTAATGACCTAGTCGTTAGGTCTAGGCAGATTGCCCTATCTCAAGCATTGAGTTCAGCAGGTAAATGGATATCCGCAAAAGCGGTGCATAGTGCAAATCAAGGTACGGAAAATGTACATACTGTCTATGTGAATGTTTTAAAGCACCTGGTTTCTCCTGCGAATAAGGACGCAGAAGAAAAGATCGTTGATACTGATGATCTTTTACGACTACTGGTTGAAATCGAGGCTAAAACGGCGGAATTAGCAGTTTATGAGCTAGCCTCTCCCCTTTCGATATCAGAATTGAAGAAACCGCTTAGCGATCGCTCAAGGGCGAAGCGAGAGTTAGCGGCAGGTCTCCTTGCTCCTTATGTAGATAGTTTAATTGGGCGCATTGATGCAGTTAATCCTATTTATAATGTACTTGATAGGTTTATAAAAATCGTTAATGGCTTCTTGTCGGATAAAGAAATATCCTACAAGGTTAGTCAAGGTTTTAGCATCGCCAGTACACGTGGGCAACCGCTTGATCCTGGGCACCTATCTTCTGGTGAACAACAACTTTTGTTGCTTTTTTGTTATGTGTTAACTGGGAGAGATCGCCCTTGCGTATTTATGATTGATGAACCGGAGATTTCGCTTAACGTAAAGTGGCAAAGAAAGCTTGTTAAGTCGTTGCTCGATATTACCGTTGGTTCAAACATCCAATTTGTATTTGCTTCGCACTCGATGGAGTTGTTGTCTCAGCACAGGGATCGTGTGGTCAGATTGGTAAATAGTCATGGCTAATATTCCACGCCGCAGTATTGATGAGCTGTTGGCTCGGTATGAAAATGAACCGGGGCTTCAGGATGTTTATGTGGAAGGTCTCTTTGATAAGGAGTTGTTCTCTGTATGCTTGGAGGCTGAAGGTAGTTGTGATGAGGTGATATATGATATCGATTCGATTGACGTGTCCAGGGAAGTGCTTGCGGAGTATGATCTGACGACGGGGAACAAGCAGCGAGTTATAGCGCTCGCGAAAAAGTTATCATCTCTTGAAGGGGACCTCTCTTATCGTTGTGTTGTAGACAGAGACCTTGATCACTGGTTGTCTGAGCTTGATAACGTTCCTCGGCTGGTCTGGACAGATCACGTATCTATAGAGCTGTATTTTTTTACTCACGATATTCTTAGGCACATCTTAATAAAGGCGTCAAAAGCAAAAATTGTTGATTTTGACTTGTATGTGTCTTCTGTTGTTGAAGTGCTCAAGGCTATGTATGCCCTTAGGCTAGCTGATAAGGAGTTAGAGTGGTCGGTGGAGTGGCTGGATCCGATGAAGCAATTGTCGGTAGCAGCTGGCAAAGTAAAATTCGATCATCTCGTATTTATTAGGCGTTTATTGGAAAGTAATAATAGGGCAAGAGAGAGTGAGACCTTTGTCGAGTATTTCGATAAATGGTTTGCATGTTTGAATGGTGATCCAAGAAGCTATATTAGAGGGCATGATTTTGTTGAGGTTCTGGCTTGGTCAGTAAAAGAGTTTAAGGGGGTTAAAGAGCTTCAGAGTACGGTGGCAATGGAACGTATTTTAGTGTTGATCGCTGATAGAGCTTCAGAAATGCTTAGCTTGATTCGCTAGTTTTTATTGCATGGAGTTTCTTTTTTTACTCACGATCTACTGCTCGTTTCACAGTCGTCTCTGATGCATACAACGACCGCAACCGCCGCAGATTGCTTTGATCTCCGGCGGTAACCATTTTCTTTGCTCGGTTTTATTGTCGCAGTAGTATGCGATGATTTCCTTTAAATTCCTTTTGGGCAATAGGGACAATAGGGGGCAGATATATTTATTTGTTTTTTTAGTATTCACCGGCCGGTGCCCCCCTAATCCATTTGATTACAGAGCGGATAAACAACAAAATTCGTCGTGTTTAAACCCGATTTGCCAACGATGCTCGAGGCCTACACATCCTTGCGCCACCCCCTACACCTAAGACAGAATTCGCCGGCTTGTGCGTCTAGTCCGTGGCTTTTATCGTTCTCGGGTCACTGAAAACCAGTGATCGGGTTTGGTAGCCCGCGTGTTAGATGTACAGCGTCATTGTCTCCGGTCGTGCTTTCGATCGGGGTCTATGGTGGTCATGTACAGGGCGTCTTCGGGCGCGCCGGCTCCTAACACCCGGTCTACCAACCTGTTCATGGCCGCCACCCTTCGTTTGGTAGCGAAAGGGTGAAGCCTTCACTCAAAGTGTTAGGAGTTTCATCCATGTTCAAACCAACACCCAACCCACCAGAAACCGATCCAGTTTCCCCCTACAAATTCCCCGAT